CCACGATCCCTGCTCAATTCTGGTGATCCAACCGACGATCGAAGACGCCAAGGGATACTCGAAAGAAGAGATCTCCCCCATGCTCCGCGACTGCCCCGAGCTCGCGCGGATTGTCTTCGAGGACAGCGAGGATCGCGGGCCGAAGGACAGCGGCCAGACGATCCTCCACAAGGCGTTCCCCGGGGGCGTGCTGTCCATGGCGGGCAGCAACAGCGGCGGTGGGTTTCGCCGCATCAGCCGCCGCGTGGTGATGTTCGACGAGGTCGACGCCTACCCGCACAGTGCAGGTGACGACGGCGATCCGGTGTCGCTCGGAATCAAGCGCAGCGAGTACTTTTGGAACCGGAAGATCATCGCCGGCAGCACGCCTCTGATCGAGGGCGCGAGCCGGATCACCGACCTCTTCCACCAGGGCGACCAGCGCCGCTACCACGTGCCCTGCCCCCACTGCGGCCACGAAGCCCCGCTCGTCTTCCGCGGCGAGAAGGGCCACGCGATGACGTGGGCGAAGAAGGACGGGAGCGACGCGTTCTTCACGTGCCAGCGCAACGGCTGCGTCATCGAGCACAAGGACAAGCGCGCGATGGTGACGGCCGGTCGATGGATCGCCGCGGCGCCCTTCACCGGGCACGCGTCGTTTCACATTTGGGCGGCATACAGCTTCTCACCGAACGCGACGTGGGCGCAGCTCGCAACCGAGTTCTTAGAGGCAAAGCGCAAGGGCGCCGACACGCTGCGAACCTTCTTCAACACGGCTCTCGGCGAGACGTGGAAGGAGATCGGCGAGGCGCCGGACTGGGAGATGCTGTACGCGCGGCGCGAGAAGTACGCGATCGGCAGCGTGCATCCGAGCGTCGTCGCCATCACCGCCGGTGTCGACGTGCAGAAGGACCGCTGGGTGTATGAGGTCGTCGGCTGGGGGATCGACAAGCAGAGTTGGAGCATCGACGCGGGCGTCCTCCCGGGCGACACATCGAACCTGGACAGTTGGATCGCGCTCGACGGACTGCTCGCGCGCACGTACCCGACGTCGACCGGGGGCGAGCTTCCGATCGCGAAGATGGCGGTCGACTCCGGCTTCAACACAAACATCGTCTACAACTGGGCGCGTCGGCACGGCATGCATCGGGTGATGGCGGTGAAGGGGCGCGCGTCCTTCGGCGCGCTCGTCGGCGCACCGACGCCCGTAGACGTCACGGAGCGCGGCCGCCGCATTGCCCGCGGGGCGAGCGTTTGGCCCGTCGGTGTCGACGTGGCGAAGAGCGAGCTCTACGGCTGGCTGCGGCTTTCGCTGCCCCCTGATGGCGCGGCCTTCCCGCCCGGGTTCTGCCACTTCCCGGAGTACGGGCAGGATTTCTTCAAGCAGATCACCGGCGAGCAGCTCGTGAGCACGCGCACAAAGAAGGGCTTCACCGCGCGCGAGTGGCAGGTGATCCCCGGCCGGGAGAACCACCACCTCGACACGCGGAACTACGCCCGCGCCGCGGCTGCGACGCTTGGCCTGGATCGCGCCGCGCCCCCGGCGTCTGCGCCTGAGGCCCCACGTGCTGACAAGCCTGCGGCTCGCGTGCAGGGTGGATGGTTGAAGAAGCGGAGGTGAACGCGTGTGGAACCAGGCTGACATCGACACCCTGAAGGCCGCCGTCGTGAGCGGCGTCTTGACCGTGCGCTACGCGGGACCTCCCGCGCGAGAGATCACCTACCAGTCGCTGTCGGCGATGCGGTCGCTGCTCGCGGCAATGGTTCAGGACGTGAGCGGCAAGCCTTCGCACCGGCTGATGGCCACGAAGAAGGGCTTCTGATGAACGTGTGGGATCGGATCGTCCTGGCCGTTGCGCCCCGCGCGGGCCTGGACCGGCTGCGTGCTCGAGCAGCGGCCCAGGTGCTGACGTCGCGAAACTACGAGGCCGCTTCGCGCGGGCGGCGCACGTCGGGTTGGGCGCGATCGCGCGCCGACGTGAACGCGGTACTCGCGCGCGCGGCGCCCGAGATCCGCATGCACGCGCGGGACCTCGTGAGGAACAACGGTTGGGCGAAGAAGGCGCAGCGAGTGATCGCGAACAACACCACCGGCGGCTGGGGGCTCACGCCGCGAGCGATCGGCCCCGAGGCCGCGAAGGCCATGGAGCTCTGGACGGCGTGGGCAGACGCGCCAACGTGCGACGCCGAAGGGATGCGTCCGTTCTCGGCGATCCAGCACCAGGTGATGCGCGCCTTCGTCACCGACGGAGAGGTCCTCGTCCGGAGACGGCGCCGCAGGCCGTCGGACGGCTTACCTGTGCCGCTGCAGCTCCAGCTGCTCGAGGCCGATTTCATCGACAGCGCGAAGGAGGCTGTGAGGGGGGCCGCGGGCGGGCCGATCATCCAAGGCGTGGAGTTCGACTCAATCGGGCGCCGCGCGGCCTACTGGTTGTTCTCCGATCACCCGGGCAGCACCCGCCCGAAGGCTGAGAGCAAGCGCGTTCCAGCGGCCGATGTCCTCCATGTTTTTGAGCCCGAGAGGCCCGGTCAGGTGCGCGGGATCTCGACCTTCGGTGCGGGCATCGTGCCCCTGAAGGACCTCGACGAGTACGAAGACGCCGAGTTGATGAAGCAGAAGATCGCCGCGTGCTTCGCCGCATTCGTCGTGGATCCGCAGGGCAGCGGCAGCATGGCGCTTGGCGCGACCAACGCGAAAGAGCCGCTCGTCGAGCAGCTCGAGCCGGGCATGGTGCATCACCTCACGCCGGGGCAGGACGTCACGTTCGGCACGCCGCCGCAGGTGACGAACGACGCCTTCACCGTGCGGAACCTGCGGAAGATCGCCGCGGCGCTGGGGGTGACGTACGAGGATCTCACGGGCGACTACAGCCAGGTGAACTTCTCAAGCGCGCGCATGAGTCGGATCGCGCACTGGGGGAACGTGCGCAACTGGCAATGGAACATGCTGGTGCCCCAGCTCTGCCAGGGCGTTTGGGCGTGGGCGATGGATGCCGCGGTTCTCGCCGGGGATCTGCAGGTCGTGCCCGCGTCGGAGTGGACCGCGCCCCCGATGCCGATGATCGAGCCGGACAAGGAAGGCCTCGCGTACTCGCGCCTCGTGCGCAACGGCGTGATGACGTTCTCGGACGTGGTCCGCGAGCAGGGTGGCGATCCGGACACCCACTTCGCGGGGTACGCGGAAGACCTCAAGCGCCTGGACGCTCTCGGGATCGTCCTCGACTCCGACGTCCGCGCGGTGAGCGCCGCGGGCCTCACCCAGGAGCGCGTGGGCATGACCGCCGCGAAGGAGAAGAGCGAGGAGCGCATGCTCGCCCTGGCCGAGGAGATCATCCGTGGAGGGTGACGCGCTGAAGGTGCTCGAGCTCGCCCTGGCGGCCCGTCAGGCGCGCACCCTGACGACAATCAAGGGCGAGCCCGGGGAGCGTGGCGAGCGCGGCGTCGCGGGGCCCCAGGGACCGAAGGGGCCCGTGGGAGAGCGCGGCCCCGCTGGCGCCGACGGCCGCGACGGACGTTCCGGCAGCGACGGAGCGCCCGGCCCGCGTGGCGTCCGTGGTGAGCGTGGGGAGGCCGGAGCACAGGGACCCAAGGGCGAGCAGGGCCGGGCTGGGAACGACGGCCCACGGGGCAAGCAGGGCCCTCCGGGCGAGGGCTTCTCGTGGCGCGGCCGGTGGGAGGCCCGCGTGGCGTACCGCGCCCGCGACGTCGTCGAGCACCTGGGCAGCGCTTACGTGGCGACGCGCGAGACGACGGACACGCCCGGGCGCACCGGGAGCGGCTGGGACCTGATGGCCCAGCGCGGGCAGGACGGCATGGGCGGGGGCGGCGGAGAGATGCC